CGGGAAACCGTGGGCAGGAGGGGATGACCCCCCCTTCTGTTCGCTCCATCATCCCCAGGGTTTTTAGGCAAACGACCTCTGACGAGGGTCGCAAGGGTAATTCCCTTGATGTTAGTCAATCACTTGTGATGTTGGTCGAGCCTGTCAGGATAGCCAACATTGTTGTCAAGTTTGGCTACAAATGCCTAAGGAGGTGGTATCTCAGCAAGTCTGCCGTACAGAAGTGTGCTGAGGCTGACCTAGAAGCTCTAAATTCACGTGCCGTCCTGAAAGGACCCGGCGAGAGCTTAATTCCAGAAGTCACCACGTTGAAAGAGCGGGAGATGTTAAATCATCCTGGCGTTGTTAGTGAGAAGGCGCTGGTGTTGCGCCGAAATCATCGCATGTTTTGTGCCACATGGGCAAGAATTGCAAAAGGGAAGTTTGATTATGCTCATTTGTGCATTGATACCCCCTTGAATCGCAAGGCTTTGCTCAGGTGGCTCAACAAGGAATGGACCAAGTTAGGGATACCTTCCCATCAACTTGATATATTCATGGGTGATTGCATTAACATGTGCCTTGAGGAAACAGAGGAGCATGTTGCCCTACAGAAGAGTAGGAATGTGCGCAAGCAAGCTCGAATGACGTTTTATAACCACAATAAGTTTGTGGGAGAGGTGATTAAATAGGGGTGCCTACTCACAGTCGTTGGGTTTGATAGCGTGCCACGCTTTAGACCTGATGGTGTATCTGTCTGTGAATTAGGATGTGGAATTGTGAAGAAGAAGGAGAGGTGTGTGGCCGTAGACACCTCAATTCCCATGCCCGGTGTTGTTTTTACTCACAACAACTCCGTCGGCAATCTTGAGCGTGGTCTGGGTGAGCGGTTGTTTATGGTCCCAGACGGGGATGGTTTTAGTGTTCCTCCACGTCCAGCTGAATTCGGCTGCGAGGAGTACGCTAACCGTGTTCTGTCTAAGATGCCAAAATTCGATGGGCCCATATCTGGCGATGAATTCGTTGCTTTATATGATGGACCAAAGAAGAAACGGTATCAACAGGCCTTAAACAATGTGGTACAGAGAGGGTTGTTGGAGGACGACGCCAATATACGTGTCTTCATCAAAGATGAGAAGATATGTAGTTGGATTAAAGTTGACCCCGCACCTAGGCTCATATCACCTCGCACCCCAGAGTATTGCCTTGAACTTGGGAGGTACATTAAACCAATTGAGCATTTGCTTTACAAAGCAGTTGCTAGGGTGTGGAAAGAGAAGACAATATTTAAAGGTTTGAACTTCGGTGAGCGCGGTATGTTGTTGCGCGAGAAGTGGGATAGTTTCCAGGACCCAGTTGCCATAGGCCTTGATGCATCACGATTTGACCAGCATGTTTCAGTGCCGGCTCTGAAGTGGGAACATGATATCTACCTCCGCTGTTTCACAGGCGGTAGGAAGTATCTTAAGTACCTTCTTAGTCAGCAACTGCATAACAAAGGTCGTACCTACGTCGATGGGTGCGAAGTGAAGTATGAGGTAGATGGCGGACGAATGAGTGGCGATATGAACACAGCGTTGGGCAATTGTCTCATTATGACTGGACTCGTTTGGCATTATGCCAGGGAGAAAGGGTTGGTTGTAAAACTAGCAAATGATGGAGACGATTGTGTTGTGTTCATGGAACGTGCGGACTTGGAGTCATTCATGGAGGGTCTGTGTGGTTGGTTCAGATTGAAGGGCTTCACCATGAAAGTGGAGAAACCCGTGTTTGTGTTTGAAGAGTTGGAATTTTGCCAGTGTCATCCAGTTTGGAATGGTGACCAATGGACCATGTGCAGGAATTTGCACAAGGCTCTATTCACTGATTGTGTACATGTTGGGCGTACTCTACCTGAGATACTGGCCATTCGTGCAGCAATTAGTGATAGTGGGCTGGCTTGGTCCCGGGGCATGCCTATTTTTCCTTCTTTCTATAAGCACATTCGCAAAACCAGTGATGCTACAGCTGTCTCCAAAGACACGTTAGCTCGATTGGTTAATCATTCAGGAACCTATTGGAATTCCCAAGGGTGTAGTTCTGGTACCCAAGAAACCAGTTGTGAAGCGCGTCTATCCTTC